CAACATCAGCAATATGATTTTTAGGGAGTATTGTATAAAGAGTAGGATCTGTATTTGGGGCAAGATCTGTTGTCAATACCTTAAGATCATTAATAACTGTACTTCCTACAGTTGGTAAATCGCCAGCAACAATTCCACTTTGAGTATGAACACCAACTATAGCAACACTAGAAGCAGCATCATTTTCAGCGTCTCTATTAATAGCAGTTATTCTACCAAATATAGGATCTACAGATTTTGTTGAATCATGGAAACTAACTAAATCACCAGTTGTTACTAGACCCACAAAATCAGGATTAGCAGCAGTAATTGTACATACTCCAGTTGATTGTCCAGATATAGTTCCTAAACCAACATTAAATTCTGTCTTCTGTATAATATCTGCAGAGAAAGTTTTAGCAGATCCAACTGCTCCATCATCTGTTGCAAATATTGATTTTATATCATTAATAGTATGAGCAGTAATAGCTATAGCAACTCTTCCATTTTTAATTCCATTAAAAGATAATGCTTCATTAGGAATAAAAGTACCAGTAGTTTCATATACAGTTAAACCTGCTCCTGCAGTAACAGAATCTTTAAGAAACGCAGTAGCACCACTATTCAAACCTTTAATGTAAGTTGGAGTAGAAAGAGTAGTAGGTTGGTTTAAAGTAATATTAGTTGTAGTCTGAACATCATAAAGAGAAATATCCCACTGATTTAATTGTCTTATTGAATTATAGGATCCAGACTCCAATGACATATCAAATACTCTAGCAACCCCAATTTCCCCTCCAGCAGGACTTAATGAACTTACACCAACTCTCTGATCTCTTAGAGTTACATAATAAGTATTACCTGTACCAACAGTTGGAGATCCATAAACATTATTTAATTTAAAAGTAGGACCAGTATTATAAATGATATTTTGATCATCAATTGTATTAACTGTTCTTGGTTTTGGTGAATCTAGGAATGTTGGTTGATAAGTTTCTAACTCATAACCACGAACATAAGCTTTACCTGGAGACATCTTATAAAGCATAAGATCATCTCTTGGAGTATCTCCACCAGCAGTAAATTGATCTTCTTGATATACTCCTCTATTTCCAGTATTATTGTTTAATGAATTTAATACAGTAAGGTCAAAAGGTCTAACAGTATAATCACCAGATTCGTCATAAGTTCTTCTAGCAAGAACATTAGTTAAATCTTCATAAAATACTCCACCATTAGGACCTACACCAAAACCAGACCTACTTGCGGATTTTAAAACACCATTATTAACTGTTGCCAGTTCTACAAAATTATCATCATCAAAATCTTCTAAAGATTTCTTAAAGAGTGTAGTTGATATTTGTAATCTATCTGCTCCTGGTGCAGCATAATTATTATACCCCTGAGAATTATCATTTAAAGTATCGTCTAAATCTGGAGTAATTATTCTTTCTTGTACGTTTAATCCTATTCTATAACTAGGATTAGCAGTATATTGATCTAAAATTAAAGTCTCAGTTTGTACAGTAACAAAATTTCCACGAATAAAATAAACACCTTCCTGAATTTGGAAAGAACATCCAGTTGCAGCTGCATCAGTTGCTAAAGTTACAGCGATAGGACTACCAACTGCTATAGTAGTATTACCTAAAAGTCCAGAAGTAACTATTTCACTACATGATAACTCTTCACCATCAGAGAATGTTTGAGTAGAATTATTGCTAGTATTTGAATTAAGATAGTTTATATAAAGTGTTAAATTATTTCTCTCAGAATCTTCTGGAAGTAAAACTTTATCTACAACAGCAGTTACACCAGAAGTTAATCCTGTAATTTTTGTTCCGATTAATTGATCTACATATGCAGATACAGGAATACCCTGAAAATTATTATCTAACTGAATAGCATAATATAACTGATTATATCCAGTGTTTCCAGGTATTACCTTAGCACCCTCTTTAAAGAAATGTTGACCAAATTTCTCAATTTGGTTTTGTAGTATAGACTGAAGACCAGTTAGTTCTCTTGCCTGAACAGGATATCCAGGTTTAAACAGCACCTTATGATAATCACTTGCAGGATCGTAATCATCAAAATATGGGGATACGTTTAGATTGGTTTGCTGTGGCATGATTACTTAGAACTGCAAAATAACTTTAATATCTTCTTTTTGATTCGTAGACCTAGTTATCGAAGGTCTATTATCAACATATACTATATTTCCTGAATACTGTTTAACTTCAGGAGAAGCTAACCCACTGGTAAACTCCTGTCCAAGGTAGTATGTCCTATTATTTATTACGGTAGAGACACCTGTAAAGGAAGTATCTATAGCTAAATTAGAACCACTAGTTGGAGTAATAGTTAAACTACCATTAGTTCCAGGACTAGCAGTAAATGCTGTTAGATTAAATCCATAAGTAGGATTTGTTTGTGCTGTACCAACGGTATTAAAACCAGCCACAGTTCTATCTTGCCAATATTTTAAAACCCCAGTGGTTTGATCATAGTTAACAACCCTAGCCACTGCAGTAGTTCCTGCAGATACAGTTTGAGTAAAATAAGCATCAGCATCAAATGTGGCAGAACTATAACCAGCACCTGTTAATCTTAAAGCACCAACAGCACTTGCTTTATCAGCAGATAAAAGTGCTCCTGATGTTGCTTTAGGATTTTCAATAACACCAACTCTAGCAATTTGGTTTCCTGTTATAAAATCAGGATTCTCAATATCATTTTCAATTCTAGAATATAAAAGAACATTATATGCACCAAGTTCTCTATAGATGTCCTTTCCATGTCCACCTGGTGGTGATATAATAACATCGAATGTTGGTCTAGTAGTTCCAGTGGGAACTCCACCTGCTTCTAAATCAACATTACCGTAAGTATAATTCTGTCCTGCTGTAGAAACAGTTACATCAGAAACTTTTTGGTCATTATTAATAACAATAGTACATTCCGCACCTGTACCATCACCATAAATTGGAACTTTAGTATAAGTGCTATTAGCAGTTCCCAAACCAACTCCACGATCAGTGATAGTTACAATTTTAATTGAACCATCTACAGCATTATCTCTTACTGAAGCAACATCTGAATTTGTTGACCAATCAGTAGGAACAGGAATAAAATCAGTAGACTCAAACTTTACAATATCACTTGGTTTAATAGTATAAAGGTATTTCCAAATATATCCATCACCACTAGTACCAGCTTTCTTAGGTTCTAAATCAGTAAATGTGGGTTCATCCAAAGAAGGTCTTCCATTGGGGTTATCTGGATCTATACCATTATGCAAACAAGCATAAACTCTATAAT